GGATTAAATGTGCCGGCAGTTTCATAGCTTATAGCCGTCGCAAGATCGAGCGGAGAAATTCCAAGCTGGTTTGCAGTCGAAAATATGCCGGCGGCTATATCCATTTAAAAGATCTTTAAGTATTTGATTGCACCAAGCGTTCCTAATAATCCTGGGTTTGAAGATGTATTGCTTGTTTGAGAGCCAGGTTTCGGAGACTGCCCAAGAGCTGCCAACGGCACGTTCAAACTGTTTATGGGTGCATTTGCATAATTACTAAAATCGTTTCTAGCAGCGTCTATCAACGATTGTTGTAGGCTTTGCTGGAGCAACCCTTGCTGCATCATATCCTGGTTCAAAGCTCTGCCGGTATTAAATGCCGTGTTAGCCATGCCTCCGAGCTGATTAGCGGCTCCCAGGCGAGACGTTCGATCATTCATGGCGTTTGCCATAGCAGTGTTGTAACCCTGCATTCTGAGCGGGGCCAGGGCGTTGGCAGCCATGCGACCATATTCAGCATTCGTTACACCTTCAGCGACACCATGCCTGGATCCACCGTAAGCTCCGGCAGCCTGAGCTTGAGCGCCCAGCGTGTTCATGGTCATTTGACGTTGCCGCTCGATGTCTTGTTGCGTGTTATCTACTACTTGTTGTTGGTAGGGGTTGTTAAAAGCTCCGACATTGAGAGGCCCACTCATCATATTGTCAGTAGCCGCCATAGAATTTTGCATTCCAGTTGCGGCTGCATTGTTTACGTTAAAGCCTTGTTGCGGTGGTTGACCCATTGCTGGGGCTGGTATTTGCGCTGGTTGGGCCATTGCTGGAGCCATTGCTGGGGCCGGAGCCTGGACTGCTCCGCCGCCTTTTCCGCCTGATCCTGCCATTATGAATTCCTCGTAAATAATCCAACAGCGAAAAATTGAACGCTGCGGAGGGTGAATGTTAATGCGCCTCGAAGGTCACGCCGTTTGCCGGTCGCGAATGCAATGTAACGTTTGAACTCGTCATAATGCTCAGAAGCTTTGCCCTGGTCGATTTTGCGTCTGCCCAGGTATCTATAACCTCGACGGATTGTCTCGCCCCACCATTTGTCGTGCAATCTTCTCATACACCAAACCTCAGCCTCTCGACGTGTCTGGTAGTTATAAACTCCAGTTGAAAGAGCGTGTGTAGCAATTACACATCCGTCTCCTGCTTCTCCGGCGTATCCGCTATCTGAACTTTCGTCCTTCTTACCGGCTCCAATATTAAAAGCTCTAGAAAAAGCGTTGCCAGGGAGATCCTCGTCGCTCGATAATGCTTTGGTTGCCAAATTCATCGGGGTAGGGATATTGCTCGCAATATCTGCAACATCGCTTCCAATTTGGCTGGCATGATCAGCAAACGACATATCAAAAGGATTTGTGTCTATTCTATTATTAGGATCTGTAAAATCTTTTAGATTATTTGATGTATAGCCAGCGGCTCTTGCTAAACCTGGATCAACTTGTCCACCTTCATATCCAATAGCAACGACACCGCCCCCATCATCCACCCCATAACCAAATCTAGGATCAGGAGTAACACCTTCAGCAAAGTTTCTTTGTTGCCGCTCCATGTGCTCAGCAAGACCAAATCTACCATTTGGATCTAGAAAATCTGTTACGCTATCACCGCCGTTGTAAGGGTCAGATCCACCACTACCACCAGAGCCAGCTTCTGCACCAGAGCCACCACCCATATCAGGAACTGTGTTTGCGTATCCAATGTCAGACACGTTTCCAGCGTTTATGCCGGTGGTTCCGGTGAATGGGTTAATAAAGAAACTATCGATGTAAGATGATTGGGCAGGGCGATCCTCTCTAAATTCTCCGGTGATTGCATCGAAAACAGGCTTAGCACTGTAACCAGTTACTCCACCATAATTTGAAGGAGACGGCATTCCGCCAGTTATAGCCGCGCCAGTAGGAGCATTTAAGCCAAAGGCGTTTGCCTGGTTAGCAGTATTCAAAAAGCTGGAATTTTGCATAGGCGAAAAGGCAGCCACAGTTGGCCCGTAACTCATTGGGACAGCGCCGATCCTGCTTATTCGGTCAGCCTGGTTGAGGTTGCGCCTTGCAGCGTCCTCTAACCAGTACGGAATTTCTGTCGTGCTTGTTGAGGTTGATCCGCCTTTACCCATTCTTAAATCTCCTTAACATACGACGAATGCATAGGTTTCCATCCATGTTTGCTTAACGGTTTTTTCCATCCAAAACGGCCCGTCATGTTCAATGCCGTACAGCCCTGGTCTTTTGCCCAGAGTATCACATCGTCATGCATACTTAAAATTTCCGTGAGATCTCCGCCTCCAAGAAAAATATTTAAACATTTCATTTTTGGATAATTTATAATTTCAGTGACCAAACAACTTTTTTCAGCCGGCCATAATTGCATTGTTCCTTTATACAATCCTTCGTAAATATCAATAATGTCATGTGTTCCGCCGGTGTATTTTAGGGCCGCCTCGATGTGAGGCTTGCACCGCTCAAATTCTTTAGTGCCTAGAAAGTTGCTAGAGCTGTTCTTTTCCATATTGCTGTGCTTCCGTCATGGTCTGCCGTGCAGACGTATATGTAATTGGCGTCCCAGGCTATCATTCCTGCCGTATTGCCTGGAGCTCCCGTGCTCGATGTTGGCGTTGCTTGCTTCATTGCAATTTGCCTAAATGCATTTTGAGCTGAAACAACTGGGTAATTTTTTTCTTCATCCCAAAGAAAAATCCCGTTTTCGCTTGGGTTATCGTCTGCACTTTTAAAAAACAACTTTCCCAGGTTTGTATTTAAAAACAACTGAAGCTGTCTGCCCCATTGTCTTAAATCATTTCCTAATATTGGTGTGCGAACAGGCACTATCTTCGCCCTCCTGGTTCAACGTTCAATCTCATTATTCCCACACGCCAGTCTGTATTTCTGTCACCCTCAACCCGCATTCTTAATTGTCTACCGCTAAACCTTACAGATGTTGGATTGCTTGGATTATAGGCACCGTATGTTCTTTCTGTATCATTAGGGTGAAAACGTGTTTTAAACTTTAAATCTACATCGCCTTGGGTTTTTTCATCGGTTATTACCGATGTTATTTTTGCAATTCGATCCCCATTTTGTAGCGAAATTGGCCCCGTTTCACAAAATATTGATAACCCGTCGTAATTGTGTCCAACCTCGTGATTATGGATAGTTGATGTGCCATTATGAGACGCCATCATTGGATTAGTAAAAACACCTCTACTCACGCCAGCGGTTCTAGATAAATTTCCTACAAGCCAATAATTATCAATAAAATTATAAGCAACATAACGATCTATCTCTAAAGAGTTTGACGATGGATAAAACCACCAAATTTCATTATTTTGTCCATTTACCATGCCCCAAACTTTGGTTTGTTGGTCTTTGTTAAAATCGTTAAAAACATAATCTTGGACATCGCATTTAAGTGTTTGCACAGTGTTACCGTCAAAATGATGGAACTTGCCCTGGCCACACCAAAACGCTCCGCTGTCTGTAGTCACAGCACTTAAACGAGAGATAGTCCCAGTGTTTGTTGCTATTTTTGAAAAGGAGTAAACGTAAGGGGGGCCAATATATTGCGCAATGTGACTATCTGTATCAGTTAATATTAAGGTTGCTCCTCTTGCGCTAAGTCCGGCCATGATTTGCCCTGAAGTAACTAATTCGAAAGACCCAGCCTCATTGGTTGCTGCCGGAACCCAGTCCTGACTATTTTCTTTGTCGCACCAACTCACGCGGCGACTATTAATGTCAGAGCCCAGAGCAAAAATAAATCTTTCCTCAGTAACAACCACTCCTTTATTATTTAGAGGGGCATTCAGTAAAGGCTCAGCAACTGTTTTTTTCATGAGTAAAATATTATCAATATCAAAATTTGGAGTAGTATATGATTGCGGTATTATTTCGATTTTTACAGAAGTATCGTCGGCACCAAATCTGAATATATTTGAACCAACAACTAGAGGTTCATCTACAAGAACAGTCGTGCTTGTTATCCCAGTTACTTTTATTTTTACGTCGGGTACAGTTGATGCGTCTCCATCATCATTTGGATCAATTAAATCCACAGTTACATCATGGCTATCTTGATTGTCAGGGAGTGCTATTAAACCAGCAACGGTTTGTTCTAAAGTTCCGACACCACGCCTAGTCAGTTTATGCGTTGCACCCAAAATTTTTGAAAAACTATGAATTGTTCCAGCACCCAATTCTGTCAGTGCTATGGCTGTTCCACCAGATGTTGCGGCAAGCTGAAACTCAGATGAACTAGCCCCAATAATAAAATATTCTGTTCCGTTAACTAAACCAGAAATATCTGTGCCATTACCGTTTGAATAAGTAACCTTGTCACCGTTGGTAAAAGAATTTGAAACAACAATTTTATTAGTAGCCAAAACCACAACCGAACCGCTACTACCATCTATTGTTACTGATGAGGGTGCAGTTAAATTAATTGCTGGACCGCCTGATGTTGCCGCTAATTTTAAAAAATTATTTGACGAAACAATTGCAAAGTAAGTTGTTCCAGAAGTAAGACCTCCTATTGCAGATTGATCTGCCGGCACAGTGTAGCCAACCTCGTCACCATTCAAAAATCCGTGACTTGGCACTGTGATAGCTTCTGTTCCATAATCTATAGCTGTTACGCTTTCAAATGTGGAAACACTAGATCCCATCGTCGCACCATGCAAAGTGCAATAGTATGAAGCTGGCATTGTTCCAGATGTAGGAACAACTAGCGTTACTGTGGCTCCTGCCGTTCCCTCCGTGCCGCTTGAGGTAACAGAAAAGAAATTTCCAGACGCATCTTTAAAACGCAGCGGATGGTTACTATTGCTTGCATCTGAAACATCTAGGACTATTGTCGTGCCTCGCTCAAATGCTAAGGCAGGGGCAGGGGCACCATTTAGGTGAAACTTATTAACACCATTATCAATTGCCACGGTAACTGTATAAGATAAAGCAGGGGTAACTGTATTATCTGCAAGAAAAGTAGCTATGTTTTCTTTGAATTCAGCTACACCGCCAGCGATTGACCAGCCGACACCCTTAGTCCAGTTTGCATCTACTGCAAAATTCCCATTAGTAACAAGATCAGATCCTTGAGTAGTTGTTAAGTCCCATTGCAAAATACGTCCATCGTCTGAGTGCAAGGCAATCAACGTTTCTCCGTAGTTTTGTAGCTGCCAAGTGGTACATTCCTGGGGAATTGAAGAAGTAGATTGAGGTCGGGGCTGCCCATAATATCCAGTACCATAAAAAGAAAAACCATACCCAGTATTTACTGCTGCATTTGTCCTTCCATCGGCCAAATCATCTGGAGTAATATCGTACAAACTTCCAGAACCAAGCATTGCAATTAATTGATTATGAGAACCGCCAGCAAGCCACGCAGTGCCATTATTTGATTGCCATGTGTGCATCCCTCTAACAACATTTTTTGTAAAAGACGCTTTTCTTTGGACCCATCCCTTTATTGGTTGCAAACTGCCGTCAAGCCATCTCACCAACGAGCCGTCTCGCCATCTATTTCCGGCCTCTAAATCGGTTCCATTTTTATAAATACCAGGCGGTAATTTTATGGGCAATAATGACATACATTCAAACCTTTTTAAACATAACCAGACATATCTTCATTTATTACATTTATTTCTATGCTATCTTCACCCTCAGAAACTTCAGTGTCATAATATTTGTTAACCTCTCTCCATTTTGCGTATGAAGTTCGAATTTGCAAAATTTTCTCAACAGCTTCTAGCTCTGAAACATGTGTAAAATTATGACCGTCATGGACTGCAAAAACGTTGTAATATTTTTCGTTTGATCCGCCCAAAGCGTTAATTTCTGCATCACTTAAAGCATCTCCATACTCATATGTTTGAACTGGTTGAATATTAGTTGATGTTGATTTTACAATAGTGTCTTCTGACGTTTCTATTGGTTTGGAATTATCTTCTTGTATAGAAATTAAATGACTATTTATTAATGGTTTTGCACCGCACCAATCAGTCGGATTGTTATCAAGTCGTGTCTTGAAAGCTGTCACTGCTTGCTCAACTTCAGCAACAGTTTCATATCCTTTATGTGCATAATTATATCTTGCCATTATGTTGATCCGTAAATTGATCCATTGTTTGTAACAGTTCGAGCAGTTCCTTTAATAGCTGGACCTCCTAATCCTCCTGGATAATTACCTTGGCCTGTTCCACCTGTCGCGCCCCAGCCTCCGCCGCCGCCAGAAGTATTTGTAACTCCATTGCCAATTCCTTGCCCCGCACCGCTAGAGTTACCGCCTCTTCCCTGAGTTGTTCCGCCATACTGAGCTCCAGTAGAACCTGATCCACCTAGACCTGGCAATTCCATGCCGCCTCCGCCGCCTCCCAATGGGCCTTGTGAAGTAGTCATTGACGCGCCGCCGCCACCAGCTCCTCCTCCCCAACCACCTCGTAATCCGTTGCTAATATTTCTGCCTCTAGATCCATAAGCATTTGTAGATCCTCCATTGCCCCCTGATGCTGAATTTGTTCCGCCAAGATTATTACCTGGCGTACCAGGCGATGATCCTTGGCCGCCATTTCCAGATCCGGCTCCACCTCCGCCTCCACAATTTACGGTACTTGAAGTCCAACCGACACCACCACCGCCGCCCCCACCGGCTATATAGGCCCCAGGTTGATTAACAATTGTCACGCCTGTTGATTGAACATCAATTGCAGGACCAGCCGCAACACCAGTTGGGTGCTGGTAACTTGCTGCAACGTATTGTGATGGTCCAGTTGAATAACTGCCGCCTCCGCCAGTACCTTTACCAACAATTCTACCTTCGTTTATAATTGTGCAGGGCATATCAATAATAAGAGCTGCCACAAAATATGAATTAGCTTGAACGTAAGTATCTGATCTAATTTTTAGAGTGTCGCCATTTGCAAATCCTGATGAAACAAAATCTGAAACCGTTATGCGTGATGTGTAATAATATCCATTTCCACCAGCGTTAATTGATGGGTTAAATGTCCACAATGTCCCAGATACTGTTGAACTAGCACCATAAAAATCTTGTAACGAAATAGCACCAGAACTAACGTTGGCCAAACTTCTCATGTCAGTATCATTTATAGATACCGTTGATTGGCTTGTAGAGCCTATCTCAACGTGACAATCATTTAAGCTTATTGCGCCAGACGATGGTAAAGCCATTTAACCAGGAACCCCAAAGGCTGTTATATTGCCATTTAAGACCACATTCCCTTGATCATCCATTGATGCTATGTATGATCCATTGTGCATAAAAATTAGTTTTCCGTTTATTTCTTGAATTTGGAAATTGTTGTTAAAACGTAATTTTTCAACGGATATTTCCCTTGCACTTCCATAAACAACAGCCTTGTTAGCTACAGTTAGGTTTGCGGTTGCCCCATCCAAGACATCAAACTCTGACGCTGTAACTCCAGTATTTCGCAAACTTTTGGCATAATTTAAATCATCGCTGGTTCCAGAAAAACCACTTAAACTGTTTAATTCATTTGCGCTTGAAGTGACGACAGTCCCATCTACTTTTGGACTGCTTAAATTTGGCGAAATGGTTCCGGCTGTGCCGTTAACACCGTTTGTTAATCCATCTAATGCGTCATTTATGGTTTGACCCCAGGTGTCAGCACTACCGCCCACCGTCGGCTTAACTATTGTGATCGGCATACTTATCTCCTTTTTTTATATTAATAACACAACATTTTTAGACAGCCTAAGTTATGTGTCAGTCCAGTTTTCGGGGGGCACTACAATTTCTGTATATACTTCGAAAGGAACTGATAATTGTGTGAATGGAAAAAACCCTTTTCCTATTTCCACGGGTAAAGTTGACATGTTTTGTGCCGCCAAATTGTGGATTTGAGACAAATTAGCTGAGCCAATAATAGGCGGATAAAAATATAATTCATAACCTGTAAATTCATAAGTTATACTTGCTGTAGTGCTTTCAACTTGCACTGTTCCAGTTAATATATTTGGAGCAGAAAAATTTTCATTTTCAAACATTGTGGCAAGTGGAAGGTTGAATGGGTTAGCTGTAATATTTAAGCCAACAAAGTCCCAATGTGTGGAAGCTAGTGTTGTGCCCATATCAAGAGCACCCATAATAATATTATTACCAGTTAAGATAAAATCATTAGTAATATCAGTTAAAGAAACAACAGGATTTTGTGCAGTTATGTCTGCACCTATAAGACTTTCAGCTTCAGTAAAAACGGCTTGTTCTATTGAAACATTGCCAGCCTCAATATCATTGGATTGTAAATTATGAAGTTGTGTAATTGCTGTTGTATCTAAAACAGGGTTTTGAGTTGCTATATTGGTTGATGATAAGCTCAAACTTACAACCATAGGTATTACACCCACAGTTACATTTTGCGCTTCAATATTAGACCCCGAAAGAACTAAATTTTCTATTAAAACAGCATTGTCTAAAATAGGAGCTTGAGCCGCTATATCATTTAAAGATAGATCAACATTTCTTATTCCTACAAACCCAAGAGGTTGTGCAGATAATGAATGAAAACCAAGCATTACTCAGGGTTCCAATCTGGGTTTGTTTTTTGCCAGTTAAACATTGGCACTGTAAAACAAGCTAGGGTTTCGTCATATGCATCATATATTGTTTTGTGATCTAATTTTAAAATATAGGCATCAACATCTGCCACCAAAAACATTGGCTCTTTGCCAGCATCTATGTCTATTCTAGCCGATCTATAAATTCCATAAGCATGAAGAAGATGTTCTGAAATAGTTCGTATAGTTAATATCCACTGTTGATTTTTTATATATGTTTTTTCATCGTCGTTTAGCTCACTAACAACCCATTCAGTGTCTTCCCATAAGCATCTATGCGTTTTATTATTAAATGATGGTTTGTTTGGAGCAGCTACATATCCTGCATCGGCTATTTCTTCGGCTGTAAATGATGCAACATCAGTTCTAGTAAAACCATTGCTAAGAACAATTTTGTCAGGCAACGTATCTGGCGTATTAAGATTACAAGAATACAAGGTCATTTACGTTACTCCAATAAAAAAATAGTCAGTATCTCGGTAGGCATAGGTTGGGGTCATTGCTGCCGCAAAACATAACCTTATAACTTCCCCTTGTGAAAAGGTGTGTTTAGGACTTCTAAACACAACACTTGCATAGTCAGAACTTGCAGGAGCATTACCATTAGAATAAACGGCAACGGAACTTTCCATGTAATAATGCCCAACTGTTGAACTTGCCGCCACTTGAGGTTCAGCTTTATTTGGAAAAATAACGGCTGGATTTAATGGCCTTACATAAGGAGCTTGGTTCCATGTAGCAGGGTCAATTCCTCCAGCCATTCCTGTTGCAAGTGAAGGTGTGCCAAAATTATTAAAACCTGTTACATTCCATCTGCCGTTCACAAAATTTGGGGTCGAGGGCAGGGTAAAATTATTCATTGAGGTATAAGGTAAATTTGCCACTGTAGACAATGAATTAGAAGCTAATAACTCTGTGGATGTATTAGATGCTTGAAATGCATATTCTGAAGTTTCAAAATAACCATCTGAGGTTGAGCTATATGTTAGTGGATCTGTTCCTGATATAACCCAACGTCTATTTGCATGAGTTGAAGAAATTGGCATTGCTTTTATAACTGGGTTGGCTTGTGTCAAATCTAATATTTGCAAACCTCCTATGGCAAGGTCTTGCCCATAAGTGCCAGGACTAAATTTAGCAGCTATGTAAATTCTTTTTGTTTGCCCATCTAAAGCAGGGCCAACGTAAAAATCTCGCACATTAAAAGGTTCTGTACTATCAGGGGCATTGTACGCTCCAGATCCATCAATTTGAGTTTGCTGAATGTTTAAACCGACAAAAGAAGGACTTCCTGTTACTTCTGTCATTTCTGTAGAAAGAGCATTCCCAGTATCAGAGTTTCCACTGTGCACCATGACTGCAACGCTTGACCCCAACAGTGTGGGCGGCGTTTTATTTTCTGGATATATTTTTACAACAAATCCTTCATGCAATTCGCCTGGATTGGTTGATGAAGCAAATTGCGGGAATGTGTCTTTGCTTATATTAAAATCTAAACGTTCTTTGTTTCTCCAATTAGAGGGTAAAGGTGCATTATTATCATGATCTGGGTTTCCTGAGTAAGCACCAGTATCATCTATTGTAAAATGGCCACTAGCAGGAAAAACGTCTTGGCCTGGGGTGAGATATGGCGCAACATTGCCAGAATATTGCGTTGCAGTGGGATATGCGAACGCACCAACATTGTATGGAGTTGTTGCAAAACCAGATACACTAGTTGTTACTGGCTCTATTTCGAAATAATATCGACCACCAGCGTTTTGTGTTGTTGTCGAAACATCAAACCCAATTATACCAGCTTCTAGCACAACATTATCATACACACTTGATACAGTGCCAGAGTAATTGGAAGTTAGTCCGCCAAGAAAAGAAGTATAAAGCCCTGTTTGAATTTCATTTGAACTAAAGCGGTTATATGGGCTGGGACTATTTCCAGTTCGCAAAGTGAGAGTAAAACTAGGTGCTGTTGAGTTTGTATCTAATATTTGCATCTGAATGGGTGGCATGGCCGCAAGGCCACCAACAACTGGGTCTTTGTAAACATTAATAGCAACTGAAAATGTTTCCGTACCTTCTAAAGTTGCATCTGTATTTATATTAAAGCCATCAAAATCAAACGAAGTCTTTTCAACTACGCCAGGAAAAACTTGTGCCTCATTAGAGACAACACCATTTTCTTTATCATAGGGCATATTTGGAAATTCAACATCATCAGCGCTTGCCGTATTGAAAGTAACTGAGCTAACTTGCAGTTTCACTTTACCGCTAAATCCTGCGCTTGCATTTTCTCCTATATTAATAATGTTTAATCGAAAATCAGTATATTTTTCATCTAATTGATTTTCGATTAATGCTTGTTGAGAAGAGGAAATAACACCATCTTTATCAAAATATTGAATAACAACAGTTGGCAATAATACTTTTAATTGAAAACTCGCCATTATTGGGCCAGTTGTGCTACCTGACCTAATCCGTAAATTAAATGTTTCTCCGGTTGTAAACCAATGTATAAATCTAGTTCTGAATGTAGCCGTTCCCGCACCAGTTGCATGATCTATAGTTATTGAACCTGTTTGATCTTGAAACATATAATCATAAGTAGAACTATCAATTGTCCAATAACGTGTTGTTGTCCCACTTGTTAAAATACTGTCTTCTCTGAGGT